TTAAAATGGATAGATTTGTAAATCTTATGTCGAATAAAGATCTTTTTAAAAAATATGAAATAACAAACAGCATTTTGCAGTCCGTGGTATATAATAAAGGAAAGTTTTATTCAAAATTTAAGTATATAGATGATGAAATTGAAGAGATATTGAAAAAGAACGGAAGAAGTATGAAAGAATTTTATAGTGATGTTCTTTTTAAAAATTCAAGAAAAATTAAAGATGAAGATATAAGAGAAATAAAAAGACTTTATTGTGTCGAATTGAAATCGACTGTAGAGATATCAAAAATTTATGGTGTTTCTACTTCAACTATTCGCTCAGTTATTTTTGGATTGAAAAAATATAATAGATTCGATTATATGAATGAAGAATTCTTAAAAGATACATCGTTTGAGGAAATAAAATATAAGATATCATGTAAAGCAATGCAAAAAATTGCAGATTCGAGAAAATAAATAAAGATGTGTAAAATTTAGAGGATATTACATGAATGAATTCGAGAAAATGGATGAATCATTGCTTCGTGATGGCATCAAGTGGTTCTCCAAAAAATTGAAAGGCGTTGTCAGTAATAAGCCTGAAGACAAGCATCCAAAAGATATTGAGAATTTGAAAGATGCAAAAACCAAATTACAATTTATGAATCTTTACACGACAATTTATTCAAAACCTAAGTATGCGAAATCATTGCCATATTTTGACGCGTTTCCGCTCTTTTTTCCGATTTCAGTCAATTACGGTTCTGAAGGCCCAAAAATAATGAGTTTCAATTTACATTATTTGCCTCCTGCTCTCCGCATGAAGTTCCTCAAAGAACTTGAAATCATCGTCACACGCGATGCCAAGAGCAAGGGCTTTTCCCCCGACGATCTCAAATACTATCCCAGAGGCAATGTCGCTAAGGTCATTGGTCGCTATATGAATCAGGTCTATCTCAGAGGCGGTGGCTCCAGCGGTGCTATGATCCGTCAGGCATATCGCTCATATTTTTTCAGCAGAATGTCTGGAAAGCTCAAATATATTCCTGTGACAGAATGGGAAAAGGCGGGGCGTGTGATTCTTCCTGTGTTCAGGAAACAGAGCAGTTCCGAGATTTATAAAGATATAAGGGAGCAGTATAAAAAGTATAAGAGTAATCCAAGAAAGCCGATATGGTAGATATAAATAATAAGGAATAACTTTAATAAAGGAGAACAAAATGAAGTATCAGAAAAACGCAGAAGGGAAATTCATTAAGATTGATGAGGCGAAACAAGATGTTGAGGTTAAATATACTACGACAGGTACGAACAGCGGACAAAAGAAAACAAAAATAATTCAAATTAGCAAAAAATTATATAATGATGCTATATCTGCCAATCATTCAAAAAGGCTTTCTGCAAGAGGCATAATTAATAGCGATTTTTTAGATGCAGATCCTAAGAATTATATTGTCTCTTTGGAACTTAAATAAAGAGGAAACATAAATGAGTTTTGTTCTACACGAAGCATCTGAAATCATCAAAACACTTGATGCTGACAATGCCGATCAGATAGCAATTGACAGAAGCAATAACGGCTACACTGGCTTCAATCTCGGAGCCTATGGAAAGGGAAGCAAGTCAGACAAGATCGAACAGGAGAAAAAACTCATTCGCACATGGCGTGACCTCTCCCAGCTTCCGAAGGTCGAAAATGCTCTGATGGACATCTGGAACGAAGCTGTTGTCGCAGATTCCAGACATCCTGTCAGTGTTGACACTTCAGAAATTGAATTGTCAAACGAAAAGAAAAACGAAGCAGTCAAGGAAGCAGTTGAGAACGCATTTTCTCTCATCCTCAAAGAAATGCGTTTCAGATCTGCTGGAACAAAGATCTTCAAGGATTGGTATGTTGACGGCAGACTCTATGTCTATTACGAAACCAAAAACGGACACATCACAGAGATCAGATTTCTCGATCCCATGAAGATCAAGCTGATTCAGGAAGATAAAAACTCATATTATGAATACATTCCTGATGATGCTATCACAATCAACGGTCAGAGAGTCGAGAAGGCGAAGATTCCAGCAAAGCAGGTCATTTTCATTCCTTCGGGACTGAAATCAGCAGACGGCATCTGGCTTTCTTATCTTAACAAAGCAGTCAGACCGCTTTCACTTCTTCAGATGCTTGAGAATTCACTTGTGATTCACAGATTTGTCAGGGCTCCTGAAAGATGGGTCTTCAGAGTTGATGTCAGCAACATGAACAAGAAAAGAGCGAAGACCTTCATCAACAACATGGTCTCAAAATACAGAAGTAAATATCAGATCGACCCAGTCAGTGGAAATGTCAATGCACAGAACACACTTCTGGCCATGCAGGAAAACATCTTCCTGCCAAAGACAAATTCACAGAATGGTGGACATGAGATCGATAGCATCGGTGGAAATGCCAGTTTCGGCGACATTGATGACATTCTCTATTGGAAGGATGAGGTCAGTGCTTCTCTGAATCTTCCACAGTCAAAAGACACTGAGGCGATGTTCAACTTCGGTTCGAGGCTTGAAGAGATCAGCAGAGCAGAACACAGGTGGTTCCGCTTCATTAAATTCCTGAGATCATATTTCAACATGCTTTTCACGAAACTCATCGGAATTGAACTTGTTGAGAACAAGACAATGACCAAGGATGAATTCGATGAAATTGATGACGATATCTATTATGTCTATGAAAATGATAGCATTTATGAAGAGGCAAAGAAGTTTTCAAAGATAGAAATGGTTCTGGAAAAGCTCAGCACTTATGGTGAAGTGATTGAAAAGTGGTTCGGGCCAGAATGGGCTTATGATAATATCATCCCGTGTACGAAGGAAGAGAAGACAAAGTACATGAAACACAGGGAAGAATTTGAGAAAAATAATCAAGATGGATATTAAGGAGAAATGAATGAAGTATTACAAAGATGAAAGCGGATCTTTCCAGAAAGTCGATGAGCAATACATTGATGATCTCAGAGAAGGTCTGGCAAAGATGGTCGGCGGTCTAGTCGCCACAATGGGAATTGCTAAGCTCATGAAGAAAGGTGACGATGCTTTCAAGAATTCAAATCTCAAGATCAATGACAAGCTCGTCAAGAAAACAATTGACAGTTTCAGACGTGAGAAAAGTTATGAAGGGAAGCTGGTTTTCAAAGGCGATGTTCCTTATGTGACAATAACGAAAGGGCCAGACAAGGTAGGGCAACTGGAGAAGTGGAGCCCTTGTTGGGTAAAGGCATAAAGGAGAAGAACATGAGCAAGAAAGTCATAGAATTAGTCGAATACACAGAAGATTTTAGAGATTATTCTGAACTTGTTAAAGAATCTGTTGATGGTAAAGAAACTTATTTTCTTGAAGGCTGTTATGGTCAGCTCGAAAAATGGAATCTTAACAATCGTTGGTATCAGAAGAAAGAAGGCGAGATGATTGTTGAGGATTATAACAAAAACAGAATTCCTAAAAGAGATAAAATTTTCGGAGAACTCGATCATTCAAAGGAAAGCTCACCTCAGTTTCATAGAATGGCTCTGATTTTTGAAAATCCACTTCAGATTGTCAATAATGATATTGTGACAAAGGCGAGAGTTTTAGAATCAACAACTTATGGTAGAACACTCAAAGTTGTCCTTGACGAAAAACTTAAATTTGGAGCTTCAACAAAAGGTCTAGGTAGTCTTTCAAAAGTAACTAAGAAAGGTAAAAGAGGAAATTTAGTCTCTAATTGGGTTCTTAAAAATGTCGCTGATATAGTTGTAGATCAGTCAGCTCAAGGAGCATTGCCGAAAGTCATTATTGAAATGCTCATGGAAAATGACAGACGAATCTATGACATCTTCAATTATGAACTCATTGAGGAAGTCAGGAAGAACATGAGATCAGTCATGAGCTATGAAATAGAAGAGAAAATTGATGAGAATTTTTCTAAATTGTTAAATTTTAACATCAAAAATAAATAATATAGAACTTTTATAGGAGACAAGAGATGAGATATGAACTGAATGAGAATAAAGAGCTTGTTAAGATAGAGGAAGCTGTTAGGGATTTAATTACAAAAAAAGAAGTTGAAGAAAACAGCGTATTTTTTAAAAATGGAGAGAAAGAGCTTGAAGTGTGGAAAGGATCTGATAAAAAATACTATGTATCACTTAAAAACATCCTGTCAATGGATGGAATAAGCAAACAGGATAAGAACTGGACAAAGGTAAAAGAATACATTCTTTTGAGAATTGAGATGTATAATTTAGAAAAAGTAGTTTAACCTCCATCCCACCTGAGCAAGTGGTAAAACTGCTCAGTTCTTTAACTAAGTGAGGTAATTAAAATGAGTGATGAAGAAATAGAAAAGGCAATTGAGAAAGAAGGACTTGGAATGTTAGATGTTTCTGATATGGAATTCACAAAACAATCAGTTGAACAGATACTGAATAAAATCAAAAAGTATGAAACTATGAGTCATACTGATAAGAAAGGCAAATCAAGCAGTGGTGTTCATACTCCTTCTAAAATCACTAACAAAAATACAAAATATGTTTCATACAAAAACGCTAAGGTTGGAAGTAAAGAATATAAAGATTACACGATTTATGATTTCGGCCCAGCAAGAGCTATTATTACAATATAAAGGAGACAAGAGATGCTAATATCTGAAATTTTTGAAAAGAACGGAATCGAAGAAGGCGTTCAGAGAGACTTCGCGTCTGCTGTGACAAATGCAATCGAAACCGAAAACACAGATGATCTCAAAGCATTCCTCAAAGAGAACTTTTCTGAAATCGAAGAATATGAGCTTCTCTCGGAACAGGTCATCAAGGGAGTCGAAACAAAAGAGATCATCAATGAAGTTGTTGAAGAGGACGAACGCGACAAAGAGATCAGGGCTTTGAAAGAAGAGCTTCAAAATACTAAGAACAAATTAGAGGAGAAAGAAATGAACAAATGTCCAGATTGTGGCAAAGAACTTTCTGAAAAGAAAGGAAGGTATGTTTGTGAAAAATGCAACAAAACATACGAAATGAAGGACAGCAAGCTCAAAGAGATCAAGGAAAACAAAACTGATTTCGACAAAGGCGTTGCAGACTTCACAAACAACGAAATTGATGTCAATCTCATGCTTGAGTCAGAAGACTACAGAAATGGTGTTGCATCAGCAAAGAAAGAACAGGATCTTCCTGAGAACAAACTCAGAGACGAGATTAAAACTGTCAAGAAGGAAATCAGTGAAGAGATCGCTTCAAAGTTTGACGAGATTAAATCACTTGTTGAATCTGCTCTCAAGACCGTCAAAGAGAACAAAGACGAAGATGATGACGCTGTTATGACTGAAGAAGATGTGAAACAGACAGCCCTTCAGCTTGCAATGGGTCAGATCAATGAAGCAAATGACATTCCTGAAGAACACAAAGATCTTTTTGAAGAGACTTTTGAGACAGCAAAGAAGAGTGTTTGTAATCAGAAAGATGCTATCCTTTCAGAAGCAGAACTTAATGGTGTTGAAAAAACACTTGAATTCCATCTCAGAGGAATTGAAGAAGGAAAAGCAGAGAGTTTTGATGAGCTCGTTTCCAAGCTCAACGAAAAGAAAGAAGACATCAAAGATTTTGACGACTTTGTGAAATCAGTTGCTAAATATTCCAGTCTCTACATTGAGGAAGGAATAGAGATTCTTGATGATGAAGATGACGATTCTGAAGAGAACATCGACGAAGAGGCAACAGAATTTATAAATAATATAAAGAAAGATCTTACTGAGACTCAGAAGATTGATCTTGATAATGTTATTGAGGGAATCGAATTTGAAGATGATGAAGACTTCAGAAAACAGATTAACGAATGGGTCGGAAGCCTTGATGGTGAAGACGATGAAGATGATAAGTATAAAGACCTTAGAAGCAGATATGCAAAAAGTCTTGGACACAAATAAGTCAATAATTTAAAGGAGAATGTAATGCCTAATGACGTAACCCCACTTCACGAAATGCAGACTGAGGAAATGCTCAAGGTCGCAAAACCGATACTTGAGAAGGAAGGAATCCTCGACGAATCAAAACAGAGAATAGTGGGCTTCCTTATGGGAGTTCAGGAATCTTATTTTGATTCACAGAATCCCGGCGTTGACAGAGAAGCCATTGCTGAGGCAAATGGTAATCTGACTTCAGATGTTGAAGTTATCGCCAAACTCATGCAACCTATGATCACAAGAGGCTTTGGACAGTCAGCCGCAATTGAAATCGCTGGTACATGGCCGATGAAAACAGATCAGGGTAAGTATGCTTATATGTATAACAACTACACCAATGATCAGGCTAATCCTGTAAAACCTGCTGATTCACAGGTTCTTGTTCTTGCATCAAGCACAGGTTTCACAGCTGGTGGCGACATCACAAACAGCGGAACAGCAACTGGTACTGTAAGAATCGTTAGCGATAATACAGTATTTGTAGAAGTAACTGCTGGAACATTTGCAATCGGCGACAGCGTTGACAATGCAAATCCTTATGTTGGTGAAGCAACAACTGTTTCTCAGGTTTTCACCTCAGAAGTAGCAATGAACATCTTTCCAGAATACACGAAGTTCGCTTCAATAGTAGCTGGTGAAAATGCAACAACCACAATCAAGGAAGTTGAGATCAACATCGGTCTCCAGAGTGTGAATGCTGAGAACCACAAGCTCAGAATGAGATACACTGATGAGTTCACAGCTAAAGTTAGAGATAACTATGGCATCGACGTTGACGCTCTCACCAATTCAGTTGGTTCAATGAGCTTCAAACAGGAACTCAACAGAAGAGTTTTCGAGGAACAGCAGGATCTCGCAGTTCTCGGTGGAATCAGTTCTTGGGACTATGACACTGACACAGACGGCAGATGGGAAGAAGAGAAGATCAAGACTCTCATGACAAACCTCAACTTCAAATCAGCACAGATTTATTCTGCTAACTTCATGATTCCCGGCAACTTCATAGTTATCGACCCGATCATGTATGCTTTCTTCAGCTCATACGGCTACATTGATTCAACAAGACTTCCTAACGGAATTGCTGATCACATGACCAATGCCTATGTTGGAAACCTTAACTCAGTTTTCAGAACTTATGTCAATCCTTGGAAATTCACAAGAAAGATTGACATGGGTGCTAAGGATTTCAGCGGAAACTACGGTTCAGAATCAAGAGCAGGTCTCTTCTTCAATCCTTACCTTGGTCTCAGTACTACTAAGACTATTCAGGATGCAAGCGGACAGCCTGTGAAATTCTTCCACTCAATGTACACATTCAGCTCTCATCCGTTCTCAACTACCAGTGGAACCAACGATTTCAACAGAGAGATCAATGTTACCAGCCTTCCTAATCTCTAATTCCTGACCTCCATGATGTGCCGATATACGGGGAGCCTTCGGGCTCCCTTCTTTTTTATCTTGATATTTTCAAAAATCTTTCTACTATAAATATCGTTGAATCGGTCATCACATAACTATTGGAGGAAATATGAAAAAGAATTTGTTGAATGGGCTTGTCAAGGCAAGCAAGAATGAACACGCAGGAAGCATTGATGTCTGTGATATCTATGACCCTAAATTCCATGTTGATACAGGAAACTACATGCTCAATGCTCTCATAGCAGGCGATATGTATAAGGGAATTCCGTCGGGTCTGATAATTCAGCTCGCCGGGGAAAAATCGACGGGGAAGAGCTATATTAGCCAAAATATTCTGATTTCTCATATTAAATCAGATAAGAACAATGTCGGTCTGATGATAGAAACAGAACATGGTCTCATCGCAGATCAGATAAAATCAAATCTCACTGAAGAAGAACAGAGTCGTCTGATTGTCTATCCCTGTGAAACTATCGAACAGATAAAAAGAGAAATGAACAGAATTCTTAACTATATCAGAGAAAAGAAAGAGGAATTTTCAGACACAAAATTCCTTGTCAATATAGATAGTATAGGAATGCCTGCTTCTGAAAAAGAAATGGAAGATGCTACAAACGATAAGAGCCCTAGAGACATGACAAGGGCTCAGTCAATTAAATCTCTTTTCAGAACTATCTGTATGAAACTTGGCATTCTTCAGGTTCCAGCTATCATTGTGAATCATCAATATACCACAATGGATCAGTGGAGTCCAAAAGAAGAATCTGGCGGATCTGGTGTCGCCTATTCAAATTCTATCACTCTTGTCCTCACCAAAAAGAAACTCAAAGATAAAAACAAGATTCAGGTCGGCACGTCATTTGTTGTCACACCTAAGAAATCAAGAATCGTTGCTGAGAACATCAGCAAGTGTGAAATTCATTCTCAGTTCAAGATCGGCATGAACAAATATTCTGGTCTCATGGAATTCCTTGCCAATCATAAACTTATTAAGTCTGTTGGAAATGGTTCAAGAGGCGGTTCAACTATCACTTTCACAGAAACTGCCGAGGAATTCCAGTCGAAAGATCTCGATAAGATGAAACCAGAGGAATTCTGGACAAAGAAACGTTTGGATTATGTGAATGAGAAATTCAAGGAATTTTACCTGCTCGAACGAGCTCCTGAGAAAACAATAGAAGAAACACTCGAAGAAACAGCGAAATGAACGCCTCAGCGTTCGTACAATCGACGAAAACAATTTTCTAATGTTAGGACAGGGGTGACATGAGTTTCGAGCTTAAAATCGACGATAAAAACGTTTTACGATATTTTCTCTTCCATGATGATTTCAGAAGGAAGGTCATGGAAGAACTTTCTTCCGATCTGTTTGCAGATGAACACTGTCGGGACATTCACAAGGCAATGGTGAACTATTATGGTGAATTCCAGAAATGGCCGATTGACAATCTTCATGTTCTGATCACAGACAATCCTTGGAAACAGAGCAGTGAAACAATTTCTGAAAAACTTGAGATCGCCGAACCGAAGAACAGTGAGGACTACAAGGGAACCGATCTGGCAATTCTGCTGAAGAGAGCTGAGAAGTGGTTTGTCGAGGCAAAGAGAAGGAATCTTCTTGTTGAAGCCGTGACAAACCATCAGGCAGAAAAGAATGAGGGATGGATCGACTGGAAGAACAGATTTGAAAGAGTCGAGAATTTCAGTTTTGCTGAAAAGAAGTGGGTTGATGTTGATGACATCGAACAGATGCTTGAAATTCATTCAAAGGATGTTCCGAAGCTCGCGACAAGCTGGCCCGAATTCAATGAATTTCTCAAAGGCGGGTTCAAGAAGAAGAGCATCAATGTTTTTCAGGGAGGAACTCATTCTGGAAAGTCAAGATTTCTGCTGAGTCTCAGTACATCTATCAGAAGAGCAGATCCCAAGAACGATGTTCTCTATATCACATTGGAAATTCAGGATGAGGATTTCGGAATATATTCTGACATGCACACCTTGGAGATGAATCAGGAAGATATCAGATCTGCTGTGTTGAAAGAAGGTGGTTATCAATGGTACAGGAATCAGAAGGCAAAGACTAAAGAAATTTATGGCAAGTTGCTGGTGCAGGAGTTCTGTGCAAACAAATGTACACCTTCGACGGTGAAGAACTGTTTAGAAACTCATCTCAGTCATGGTCATAATATTGTCGCCGTGATGGTTGACTACATTGGAATCATGAGTTCTGATCTTTTTTCTTCAAACATGTACGAGAAGGGCATTCAGAATGTGATCGGTCTGAGAAGCATTTCACAGGAATTTGAGATTCCTTTTTTCACTGCTGTTCAGCCTAACAGAGAGGGCAACAGGAAGAATCAGAAAACTGGAAGTGGTGCTGACATGATGGACAGTGCTGAATCAAAAGGAATTCCAGACAGCTCTGACTTCTATGGGAACATTATTCAGACAGAAACGATGTATCATCAGGGTGTTCAGCTCATGAATGTCTTAAAAAACAGGCATTCTGGGCGTGTGAATGAAAGGATGTTGATGGAAGTCACGAAAGATCTTTACAAGGTTGATATCATAGGAAAGGAAATTTTACAACAGGAAGGTGAAGAGGAAGACGCTGTTCCAGTTCCTCCGATGCCAGTGATGGGACTCTGACAAAATAAATAAAAAAGAACTGTTAGAGGATTGTCATGAAAGATATTGACCCGAATCTCCGAAGAAAAGCAAGTCTGAAAAATGGTGTTGCTGTCAGAACTGGTTATGATGCCTTTGTTCTGGCACTTGAAGACCTGATAGAAACCCGACCGCTTGAGAATCCAGATGACCCAGAACGCGGAACATACATTCAGGAATATCTCAAGGACAGCGTGAACATGTTCAATTCACTCATAATTGAAGATCAGGTGAAATCTGTTGTTGAAAATTATCTTGATGATTATGACGTGGACGTTGCCAGTATTGAAGTCAGAATAGATTACAGCAACAATGAATATGTTGTTGTGATTCCTGTGAGAGAATCAGATATCAGTGAAGATAACAGGGATCTTGAGATAGTTCTTGAAATTAAGAGATAAATCGGGGCTTATCACCCCATAATGACCCATTCTGAGATCGTCACCTCAGCGATATCTGTAAATCCAGATCACAATATTAAGCATCGTTGAGAGGCTATGCGGGCTCTGTCTCTTATGAAAGATCGACCTCGGAACAGTTCTGATGGTATGTGACCGAAGTACTGTTGAGTTTATTTATTTTATGACCAATCTAATAAACAGTTCCCAATTTCAAATACTGCTATTTGCTTGTCTCTGTTTGTGTCTAAATAGTTAAGCAAATCAGAAAAGCCGATAAATCTAATATATGATGGCTTTTCTGATTTTGGATCAGTTACGTTTGAATAATCAACAACCAAATACTCTTTCATTTTGTTACCTCCGTTAAATTAGCAAAAAAGTTCTCGGGAATGCAGACTCGATGAATCTGCTATTCCGATGACTCTTTCTGTCATCTGTTTTCATAATGACCTTCAGTTAAATAAAAAGAACGAAAACACTTTAATTTTACATTATTCATTTAATAAGTCAAGAAAATAAATAAAAATGAGTAAATTTAATAAGAGGAGAAAGTCTTGGTCGATATCAATAAAGTTAAGATAAACGAAGCTGATTTGGATCTCGTGGAACAAAATCTTTTAGAATATTTCGCCAACAGTGATGAATTCAAATCATACAATTTCAAGGCTGGTGCTCTTCCCGCTTTCATCAGAGTCGCCAAGTTTGTCATCAGGAATCTTGCCTTCCAGCTCAACAGATCAATTGAAAGCATTTTCCTAGATACGGCAACACTCGAAGACACTATCTATTCACTGATTCAGAACTTTAACTACATTCCACAGCTCAACAAACCAGCAAAACGCTATCTCAAGGTCATCTATGACTTAGAATCAGCATCATACACGCCTTCAGCTTCGTCTACGTTCAAAATCTTCCTGAACACTATAAAGTACAACGACTCCTATGTTTTCGTTCCCACACTCAGGGATAAGTGGCAACAGGACTATTACACAGATATTAGCTCAACAGCTTATGTTGATCAGAACATGTTTTATTACTACATGAATAAGACTCTCAAATCAACAGGTGGGTATCAGCTCGAAGCTACTATGCCAGTCTATCAGGCCAAATGGAACGTTGTAACTCATACAGTCAACACAGCTGATCCCGGAACTATGACAGTTGAACTTGAAGACGGAAGCGGTAATTATTACGGCGACAAGGTCATTCAGGACAGCATCAGAGTCTTTGTTAAGGAGACATCTGGAACATGGTATGAATATGACAATCTCAGACTCGGTCTTTTCGATCAGGACAATCTCAGAGCCTACAATCTCACCTATGACAAAACAACTGGGCTTTCCATTGTCTTTGATATTGATCATCTCAGCAGAACACTTCTTGACACTGAAGACGTGAGAATCTTCTTTGCTACAACAGAAGGTGAAGATATCAATGACGAACAGGGCAATAATACTTTTGATTATGAAGATGTCTATGATTTTCAGATCCTCGAAGTTGATGCTAATTCAAACGAGACTCAGATCGTTTCTGTGAACTCAACTTCAGGAAGTGATCCGCGAACGATCTCTCCAACAGGAGCAGAAGCATATTTTTCAGCAACACTTGTTGATGGCGAAAACAATCTGGCATTCTTTGACAACGGCATTGGAAAACAGACATTAGACAGCATGAAGATCAGTGCTCCTCTTTTCCGCGTCACGCAGGGTAGAGCAGTGACCGAAACTGATTACAATTATCTTCTCGGTGGAAAGTTTTCTGAATACAAGGGAATCAAGGCATGGAGCGGAGCCAGAGAATATCTTGACATGACAGAAATGATCAACACACAGAGAGATACCTATCTGACAAAATCAGGAACGGTCTACAGTGGAAGCGAAACAGAGATTTTCAACATGATGACAGAAGTGATCAGGAATCTCTATGATGATGGCATTCTGGCAATTGACTCAGTTCTTCATAGTGATCTTAATTCTGGAAAATACAGAAGAGATCTGGGGTTCGTCTATTACTCATTTTTTGATGATAGTTTTCAGTTTGTCAACACTTCAGAGAACACAACTGAAATTATCAAATATCTTGACAAATATAAGATCCTCACAATGTACTTCAAATATATGAATCCTGTTTTCATGTTGTTGAAACCGAAGATCAAGTTGACAGTGAATCCCGCCTATGCTTCTTCATTCAGTGTTTATGACATGAAGAAAAACATCTTTGAGAAAATTAATGATGATGTCAGCTATGACAGAGTTGTTGATCTCAAGGATCTGAACGGATATCTTCTGAACTTCGACAGTGTTCAGGCAGTTGACAGCATTTCAGCAACAGCCAAGCTGAAGTTTAAGAATGTCAGTGATACAGCAAACGATCTGATTTACGTCAGAACATTCACGAAGTTTGCTACGACTCTGAACAATTCAATCAAGGCTTATGACAGTTCAAACAATCTCATCACTGTTGCTACAATAACAACAGACAATTCTGGAGGCTGTTTTGTGAATGGTGATGACGGAGGCGGGGACAACTCCAGCAATCAGACACTTGGGAATTTAAGATTTCTGAACACAACGGCCACGTCTGGTTATGATGTTCTCTACATTGATGATGTGAAATTCTCAGGACTGAAGTTCAATGGAATTCGAGAGAATGTGATCGGAATAGAGAGTATAGAAGACATTGAGTTAATTGTGGAGTAAGACATGACTTACACTAAATCACTTGTCCCACATATCTACAGATTGATTCCACAATACATTCAGAAGAAGTATCCGAAGTATGTCTCCCTGCTCTGTGAGTTTGCTCTATTCTTAGAAAACACAAATTACATGAGCTGGTACACTGATTCAGTCACAAATCAGAAAGCCAATTCAATCTATCATAATATCTGTGATTTTCAGAAACACTTGATATTCTCAGAATTCCCAGTTGAGAATAAAGATGTTGTTGACAAGCTCTACAAGGATTATGCAAGAACCCTTGACTTCCAAAACACAGTTCTGAGCTTCTCAGACATTGTCACAAGGCGTTTTCTACAATATTCGGAAACTATATACAATCTCAAAGATTCGTGGAAGGCGTACAACTTCATCTTTGCCATTTTATCAAATTATTTCATCAATTCGGGAGAGAATTCCACGAGCTTTGAAGCATACTTCAACACAGATGAGAATTTTGACACCGAAACGCCTCCAAGTTTTTATTCTGTTCTTGAAGTCTCTTCAACAGACATTTCTAATTTCTTCTATTCTCAGTTTGTTAAGAATGCAAGTGGTTCAGCAACAGCTTATGGTTATGTGAAATATGTTGACACGACAAACAACAGGGTTCATGTTGACACCTACACTTCCACAGAATTCGCGACAGGTGAAAATCTCTATGATGAGGATGGAGTTCTTCTGACATCAACGACAACAATCACAAATATCAGTGTGAGTTCTATAGGACAGACTGAGGTGATTCTTGTTGAATATCCTGTCTACACTCTGACATTTGATATTGAAGGAAATTTAGTTGAAGTTGATGAGGCTCCTGAAAAAGGAACACGACCATTTGAATATCAGATCATTTCCAAGTCTCCGATAATGACATCTGGAAATTTTGTGAAGAATCTGAAAGAAGCAGTTCATCCAGCAGGATTCAGAGGAGAGATCATCTATGTTCCTGATGACATGGAAGCTGATGTTTTTCTTGAAACAAAAGTCTTCCCGAAGATCATTTCGGAATCAGATGCTCTGGAAACAGACACATTTGACCCTATTGCTCGTTTGACAGAATCTGGAAATAATATTGATATCAACAGTCTTGAAACTCAGACTATTCTGAAGAATGAAAACACAGAGAGATCTCTGAGAGTGAGAAAGCTTGTGAACAGTGGAAACCTTTAAGAAATAAATAAGTAATAGAATAACCGTAGGAGAAAGACATGAAATATGTTTTGAATGAGAACAAAGAAGTCGTGAGAATTTTTGAAAGAGATTTTGACGGCACTGGCCCTGAAGGAAAAGGCCCGAGAACAGGAAAGAAAAGAGGAAGATGTTCTGAAGAGCAGGATTATGACACTTTCTTTGAGGGAGCTTTGAAGAAATTTGCAAAGAAATTTGGAATAAAAGCAGACATTCAGGCATTTTCAAAGGAACAGAAAAAGGAGCTTTTTGATTATGTTGATAAAAATTGGAAAGCAGAAAAAGAAACTGATTAATAAAAGGAGATAAATATGGCTAAAAATAAAGATCCGAGATATCCTAATTTGCATGGTCATGGATTAATAGAGCTTGAAAACGGAACACTTTCTGGAACATGGGTCTCAGATAGCGCTTCTTGATGGATCATATATCACTTATATGAATGCAACAAATGATGATAGCACAACAGCTTCTCAGGTTCTTGCAGTTGAAGTGACCGATAATAGTGATAATGTTGTTTCTAAGCTCGGAAATTTTGCTATGACAGCAGAAGCAGGAACAAAATCAGACGCTAGTGTTGCTCCAGATGACATCAAAGGAAGCATCTCTTGTCTCGATGTTGATGGCGCATCCAACAAACAATTGTTCATTCCTGCTGGATATAAGATTAAAGTGACTGCTTCTGCAATTAATGCAGGGGATAATATCTGGGTTTCAATTGGTTATGCTGAAATGGCAGAAGACTAAGGAGAATTATGGCAGTCATTAATATGTATCCAAATCTAGTTTCTGGAACTAATTTAAAAAATTATCATCATTATTCTGATGGAACAAAAAATATTGTTATTGGCGTCATACCTTCTAGCGAGGTAGTTGATACTAATTTCACGATAAGTGGGACATCCTTGTTTGTGTCTAGTGGCAAAAATATTAATATCTATGCAAAGAAAACTTCTGAAGCATGGTCTGCTAAAGTATCTTTAGGCTCCGCAACAGTACAGGCTGATGGAAGCTGGGAAACGACCGAAGCACAGATACCTAGTGCAAGTTTTTCAGCCGATGATGAATTAGATGTTCGTGCTGAATATGGGACTACTTATAGTTCTGAGGAAAGCATGACTGTTGAGAGCGGAACAGTCACAACAGCGTTGCAAATAACCAATGCGTCTGATGCGACAACTAAAGGTGATACGTATTGTTTCGCGCCAAAAATAATTGGAGAAAATATAATATTTTCTGGAGACACAACCAGCTCAAAAATCAAGATCGGAAGTACATCTTATTCGACTGGATCGACAGCAGGGTCAAGACGAAGCTTCATAATTTCAATAACAAAAACACACACAATTAATTGGATACGTTTTTTCGATTCTTATTATCAGGCATCAATTCGACAGGAATGTCAAAACTTCTGGGTGCAGAATGGAGATAATATTGCTGTACTAGATGTTCCTTTTTACACAAGCACAACTGTAAAAAATATAAAAATAAGTGACGGAACAGATGTGTCAAGCGTAGCACTTACGCAAGAATCTAGTTCTGCGTGCGGTTTTGGTATCGGCTTGTATAATAACAAGTTGTATGTTGCCGGCTTAATATATTCATCGAGTAAATTCCGCATAAGATATTGGGAATTAGCAACAGATTTATCAAGCCAGACCAAAAATCTAACAACAACTATACAAACTGCATATCCATTTTTAACAGCCTGGATGCACGAAAATATAATTTATTTTAAAGCTACATACGGTTTAAATTCTGATTCTGGCAACCTTTTAACTATAGATGTAGACTCAGACACTTTAGCGGTTAAAAACATAACATCGGATGGACAGCCGAATTACACTAATTTTCCAGCGTTTAGCTCTTCTCGTTTTTTGCAATTCAAGACGCTAAGTAGTACCACATCTTTGGTGATGCGGAGTGACGATTTCGCAACTGAGCATTATGCACAGTCTAAAAACAATTTAGGGTTTTGTTATTATGATGGAGTAGATTTTAAGATTTTTTATAATGATGGATCGAAATTTATACTGGAAAAAATATCTGATTCCGACACTTATTCAAAAACAGATATTGCAACAATAACTCCAGATTCGGTTACAGCGTTGGAAACTGCAAAATCAGGAGTAACAGAAGACGACGATAATTATTATATATGTGGTGCTTTAAAGGGAAATATGGAAAGCGGATTTACTTCTGGGGACAATACAAAGTATGATGGATTTATCAAAATAGTTGAGAAATAAAGAGGAATATAATGAGCATTAAAAATCATTCACAAGTAATAGATGTAAACGGAATTTAAGAGGGTATAAGACATGAAAATATCAGGATTTGGAACAGTCACCAAAAAAGGACTGGAAATATTCAAATATTGTAAACTCAATGCGGTTGCCCTTGAGTTCAACGAATATTATGCAACATCATCAAATGTCGCTCTATCTACGCTAGCAGACAGCAACAATGCAACATACTCAAATATTGTTGACAAAGAATTAGAGGACATCCTAGACGGAGCATCTGAGACCTATGCTATCGGAAATATTTCAGCATCTGAATCATACAGTTCATCAGATCAGACAACTCTTCCTCTGCTCATGTCACTTGTCAGCAATGATTACACAGAGGATCTAAACATCTATACTATTTTTCTCACGGCAAAAGATCCAACTTCTCTGAAGATCAGTGTGCCGTCAGGAACAGCTAGTTCTTACGCAGAAGGAAATGTCGTGGAAGATCTAACAACATTTGCAACTGGAACGATCCAACACATCGACACGACAAACGATATTCTCTATGTCAGGGATATTGAACTCAGCACTTCAGGAGCAACGTTTGTTGTCGGAAACACGATCAGGGATAACACAACATTGGCTTCACAAACGATGTCAGTTGTTGCAGATTGTCACTATGTTGTGTACACTGGTTGCCCTGCCGTTGATGAGCGTCAGGACATCTGGGTGGCAGATCCAAGTAGCTTCACTGCCGTGACAGGATACATTTCAAACAGTGCTGGAGCATCGGCTCTGATTGATTCGATTGTCGGGAACAAGTTGACTGTCGAAAGAAAAAACGTTTTGAAATTTTCGCGTGGTGATGGAGTTGATAATACTGCAACTTATGTAGCAACTGAAACAGAAATAGTCGCTGATCCTAAATTGAATTTAACTGCTTCGAGTATTCTTCCATTACCGTATGTGAGTGATGGGAGTGATATCCTAATGCGTATAACTCTCAGATATTCTTCAGGGTTTCCAGATGATATTTGCTTCCCGAATTCTGCAATTACAGAGATCGAGGAGCATAACAACGACACGGACGAATCTCATGTTGATATGAGATTGCAGATGCTCGTTAATATGAGTATCGAGAGAAGTGATATCAGAAAAAATAAACAGCGAATAGATGCTATAGTGTATAGGAACTCATTGTTGGATGAAGTTTAAAATAAATAATTAAGTAGATTTTAAATTTAAAATAGGAGAATATAATGACAAACTGGAATGAAGCAGTACAAGTCATAGAGGATGCTCATGCAGACACCCTCGAAATCCTGGCGAATAAACTCACCGAGTGGATTACAGGTAATACTGCTGTTACTTTCAATCTAACAACAGGAAATTTTACTGTAGATAGCCTTCCGCAGATCCAAGCGGGAACGACAACGGTTGTGGCTGGCGAAAATCTCAGCGCTAACACTCCAGTGAAGCTCGTCGATGATAGTGGAACAACAAAGGCATATGCTCTGGATGAGGAAGGATTTGTTGAGTCTTCAATGTCGAGTGGTGATATTATAGCTGTGTATTATTCTTCAACTTATGACAGAATATTAGCAATTTATGATGGTGGATCTGAAGATATTCAGGGAAGAATTGGGACAGTTAATGCAAACGGAACTATTACATTTGGTGCAGAAACTGAAATAAGAGCAACGGGAACTTCTATTTCTGATATTAAAATTATGAAAATATCTGGTGATGAATTTGTCGTCGCGGTAATAGATGACGAAGAAACTATTTTAAGAGGCGGGAAGTTTTCCGACGCTTCTACTTTGTCTCTTGGTGTTGAATGCTCTACAGGAACAGCCAATGTTAAAGCCCACAGGGTTGCTACTGATGAAAGTTCGCTAATTTCTCTTGTCACTATCAGCGATGATGGATCGGCGAATTATACGCTCGATTCCGAAATTTTTCAGTTTACAACTGGAACATCTGCAATTGCTGGTGTGGCTGGTTCTGATAACAACATATATACAAGTGCAGATTATGGCAATGATTTCATTTTTAATGATTCAGCTTTTGATATTTGTTATAATTCAGACGACGGCGTATTTCATTGTCTTTATTCTTATATTGATGATTCAGAAACTGATTCTTTCTTGATGCACTGTCAAATTGCCGCTTCTGATGGAACTCTTTCAACACCAAATCAAATTTATACAATATCTTCTTCAATTGGATGGTGGTTTCCAAATGGAATGAAATGGGATACTGGAAATAGTCAACTTTTAACATTTTTAGCTGTTCCAAATAGTTCGTCTGGAACATTCTCAATTTATTTACAGAGATGTGTGATTACTTCTAATAATGCCATTCCATTGGATTTGACATATATTTCGGCGTATCTTCCAAATCCTGCTTTTCCGGACGTTTATAGATTTATACCATATTTTGATCTAAGCAGAGGCGAAGCTTATGTTTTATATTCTCATTATAATATTTCAAAATCATATCTTGTTCAGATCAATGTAGAGTATGGTAATGATAGACTTATGAATATCACTAACTATAACGATACAAAGTATGCTGGTTATGATATTACAAAAACAGATAGTGTGTTAGTTTTTGGTTCTTACGCTTCGAACAAAGCTTATGTTCATATTCTTGATGAAAGACCAAATTTTATTGGAGTTGTGACTGAAACAAAAAGTTTGGGACAAAACGTCACTCTTTGCCCAATAGGTTATAAGGCCAGTAGTTTTTCAAGTTTAACAACAGGATCTACATATTATCTTCAGTCTGATCTTTCAATAACTACAACAAAATCAGCACATCCTATAGGAAAGGCTCTGAGTTCTACTACTCTTCAGTTATTCCAATAATATTCCCAATCGAATTCATCAAATTGATCACAATTAGATTCTGAATTGTAGTCACATTCTTTTTGTTCTATCATACAACGATTCCAATTCTCACCTCTGTCTATGTCTGAAAGTTTCATTTTTTTCAACGAATCGCTTTTTTGAAAATTGGCATTAATATCCACTAATCTCTGATCCATACATTCTTCAATCGTCATGTTTGTTTCAGTACACTCAACAAAAGATTCGCAAACGATCTCAGCACTGCTTGGAAGTTCACCTCCACATCCAACGACAACAATTGTCATCAGAACAGTTAAAATAACGAACACAGCACCGTGTAGAATCGACGAAAACATTTTTTTGATGTAAGTAATAGGCTTCATAATTTTCTCCCTTTAAAACGTAAATAAAACATTCCTAGTTATAACATTCACTCAATTTTTCAATTACTCCAGAACCGTACTCATTTATTGTTAATTCAATAAACTCTTCAGGGGTAAACTCATCCTCGAAATTCAACCCCCTGTTCCGCATGAAGCTCCTTCTACCCATGTCGCAACTGCCAGTAAGGATAAAGTGCCATTCAAAGTAATCGTTTGCAGAATATTTAATGCCTGCCTTGAACTTATCAACGAACCCTGCAATCTTTTCTTCTACAGGCATATTGTTTATTCTTTTTTTATCTGTATCCCTAAACGCTTCTTTCGCAGTTTTGCCGTGTGCAAAGAAGTCGCCTGACTTAGCAATATAGCACGGTGTTGTTGTCAGGTCTTTGTTGAGCATGAATCCCTTCGCAATGTTTCCTCTGACATTTGTGATAGCTGTCTGAACGCTATCTATTTTGTGAATCTTGTGTCCTTTATAAGAGATAATACCGAAACCGGAACCGTCACCGGAACCGTCACCGGAACCGTCACCGAAACCGTAACCGGAACCGTCACCGGAACCGTCACCGTAACCGTAACCGTCACCGTAACCG